GCTGTTTCCAGGCCGGATCGCACTTAGATATGCACTAATTGTGGTGGAATAGTCATTCTCTTCAGAGATTATGACCTACCACGTTGGTTCTATATCTAACAGAGTTACGAATTCTGTTTCGACAACTTCCTTACCAGGAAGTACACTCGAAGGTGGTGTCACAAGGGTTGTGTCCCCTGTGATGGCAAGATCCAAGGTACCTATATTACTATAGGGGCCAGGCCTCTCTCTACTCCTTCCGAATTAACGGACGAAGTAACCGCCATAACTTGATGATTTGAGAACCCACCGGGGCTCTCTCCTCCGCAAGTCTGGCGACCCTAGGCGTATTAGGAAAAGTATCCAACTTACCTAATATGTCTTCGAGGTCGGCCATGAATATATTAAATTCATCAACTTGGACGTTTTCACGTTTTCGCCATTGCAGTAACAAGGTCTCCGTTTCGTTAAGGCAGTTCTCCAAATCTACCGAGATTGGCCGTAAAACAAGTTTTACGTACAAATCGAATAGAGCGCGAGTCGGGAATTGAGTAGTTGGAATCCAACCACCCTTTCCTGAATCGCGGCTGAACGAATCTCGACGAGATTTGATCAGTTGTATCAACCGCCCTGCCGCCCACTCACCCATTCTACTATAAACGGAGTTTATAGAATCCTGGGTGGGCTGCCCTCCTTCGATCAACCAGGTCTCTTGTCCTAACCAGCGAAGCCAGTTAGAACCAAGTACACCTGAAGGTCTAGTGAGGAAAACGATAAGACCTTGTAGTCTTCCACGTTTACCGAGTGCACTTTGAAGTGCACCAAGGGCTCTATATCCGAATCCAAGGGTCCGCGCAACGTCTTTTAGACGGTACGTTAGGATCCCTGGAAGGGCAGTTAATAGACCTTCCATCACTGGAAGATTTCTTAACCCCGCTGCAAATCCTTTTAAGGAAATGGGCGAGGCCTCTACCCCTCGGATGAAAGTCTTCTTGGCGAACTCAAAGCTGCCGTTGTCCGAAATAAGTGACTTCGTCACTTGTATCTTAACCCCAAGCTCTTCCACCATTATGGTGTAATAGGCTTGAGCAACGGCTGCATCTGCGATAACCATATCGTCCCCGAGTACTGCATACTTCGAAAACCAAGCAACAGTTCCCATAACACGCCACGCTGCCATCTGTACGATGAAGTGATGAGTGAGTGCTAACATCGCCCACGAGGAGTAGGCCCCCATTGGTTGACCGGCTGCATAGCGTACTGCGGTTGTTTCCAACCCGTACTTCTCTGCTGTTCGTGGATGGAATTCATAATCCCGTCCAACGAGCAAGGTCGCCCATAGGGACGCAACTTTCTCGCCTAGAACCTCTTCCAATAAGGCTTGCTGGATAGCAAGTGGTAAACGGTCGGTCGCCGACGATAAATCATAAGATATTATATCTTTGAAACCCATAGAGTTTAGAAGCTCTATAGGCCGTCTTTGATCGAACGTTCCATCCTGGGGAATTCTCTCTAACAGAGAGAAGATCCATCTATGGAGAGGGTATAGGATAGATTGCGTTAGCACGTCCACGATCGCCACGACACGGATTTTCCCGGCAGGCTCCTCAAGGAATGCAAGTTTCCCTAAATTACTGAGGTTACCTGGATGTAACGTTCCCCAAGGGATAAGTTTTCCCCAAGGGTTCGTATACGCCATCTTAAAGAGTTCCTTAATTGGCTTATTGTCGAAGATCACTGTCCACGCTTTTAGCGCAGGCAGTAATCCCGAATTCATCCAGATTGACACAGTAAAGTATAGACCGCCAACACTACTTGCTCTTCGTTTCTCCCATGCCTTGTTCAGACGAGCTTTGATCTTTAGCTCGGGCTCACGGAGCCCTCGCCAAAGACCTAGGCAAAAACCCTCCCCGTCAGGATTCTTCTTCAAGAATTCTAACCGGTCTTGTATCTTCTTATCAGAAGTACTTAACCAGAGGGCGTCTGTAAAGGCCATGAGAGGCGATTTGCTGGATTGCGGGCCCGATTTGGTAATCGGGAGTATCCGATCAATCCGTAGTGTGGGGCTGTGGCTTGACTCATCAAAATACCCCAATCTTTCCTTCAGGTTTGCACCTGATGGATTCAGTTTAGCTAGATTAGCTAATATCCTCCAAAAGATTGGGATATATTTTACATGCTCAAGGAAGAACTGCTGTCGATATAAGCAAAGACCTGTGATCGAGGCTAAGTTGACTTTCCCCGGCATCTCTACTACTCTGTAGAGGCCGAAGATTGTCAAGTATAGTCTGATCACATTGGTATCACCTAATCTAATAGCAGTTCTATGGGCCTTGTTGATGATCCTAGGGAGTCCGCACGAGGTCCGCGCAACACGAGGACCTATCGAAGATAGGTCGTCGATACGTTGCCCTCCGGCAGCTTGTTGTGTTATAATGGAGCATACTTTCGTATACTTAACTAGGCCCTTAGCGCCCTGTTTTGAATAAATTCTTAACAGTCCTTTGGCCATCGTTAGAACTGAGGTTGCCCACATAGGAGTGTATGAACCAACCGCTAGGGGTATAACTCGTAAGAGCATACGTCCTAGCGCGCGACCGCCTTTTAGAGCGGTCTGCCAATCAAAATCCTTGCCTGGGGTTATTAAGCCCCAAGCAAAGTGGTGCTGACGGTTACGTTGTAACTTAAGCATCAGTCGCTCATTACTTTGTAAAGGTAGTGAGTTAGGCATTTTGACCTTCGGTTTCCGATAAATCGGGCCGCAGGCACCTCGGATGAGGTCGGAGTTGGTTCTCCTTAGGCTTAGCCCTCATATATTAGGCTAAGAGGCCCCCCACTCTTTCGAGTGGTTTTTACGGATCTGGAAAACTTCCAGATGCCAACCTCTTAGTTGACCCCAGTATACAGAAAGGTTCGCCCAACAGGGTCGGGAACTTTTCATTGAACAGTCTAGGCTGAGGGATTACTCCCTACGACAGTGGAAGTTCTCACCTCTGACCTGCTTGAGTCGCCTCAAGGAACTGGTATAACCAGCTCGTTCGGGCCTCCCATGTAGGGTTTAACACGAACCAAGATTGCCGCCTCGCGGCGTCCACTGTTTCCTATGTGAGATATTACACTTCTGTAATATGCTCCCCATACCTCCTTGTCACCGGGCAAGTGAAAGGTTAACATTTTATACAAGATCACTCTTGTATCTCCCCAAGTTAGGTATTAGGTCCTAGCTGGCCGACACCTGTTATCCTCCATAATTATGGAAGGTTCAGGTACCAAAAGTAGCAAAATCCTAAAATAGCACGACGCACAATTCTAGAACTAACTAGTATCTGGTACAAAAACCTTGACATTGTCATGGTCCAATGCCAGATTGACGGAGATCACTCTCCG